ATCTGGATTTCGTTGGCCATCAGAAGTTCTCGCTCAGGAGGTTGAACTCGGCGTAGCCGGGATACGGCTGGAGCCAGTAGACGTTCTTCGCGCGCATGGTCAAGGCGGAGAACCTGATCGTCACGGGCTTCCCGTCCTGATCGCGCTCCGCGACCTGCACCATGTGGTACAGCGAGTCCTGCGCGAAGGAGTGAGTCAACGACACGCGGTCGACGCCGATTCGGCTCGCCTTCGCGCCCTTGTACAACACCTGCCCGATCGGAGCGCCTTGGAACGGCTGTAGGTTGCGACGCCCGCGCGCGACGCGGATCAGCTCAGACCTTTCGGGCAAGGACGCCATCGACACCGTCTCGGTGAACTCGATCGCGCCGAGGTAGTGGAGCCTCGACATCGGCTCGCCAGCCGAGTCGATCGACGTCCCGGCGCAGTTGGAGTCGGTGCCCTCGCCGATCGCGTTCCCGAACTCCGGGATGTTGAGTCCAGGGTCGATGCGGTAGACGTCGCGGAACTCGACCGCCCAGTCCACGCTGAACTGGGTGTATCCGATCTCCTGCGGCTGCTTGTCGAGAGGCTCGGAGTTCTCGTAGGAGAACTCGACCGTCCAGACGAAGTTGCTGCTCGGCTCGACCTTGATCGAATACGACTTGCAGTACAGCATCGGGTCGTCGGGGAACTGCGCGGCGACGTCGGGGAGAAGCGTCCCGCCGACAGACGTGCCGAACAGCGCGCGCACCGCGGCGGCGGTCTGAAGCGGCGCGGAGTCGTCCCAAATGGAAAACCGACGCGTCGCGCTGATCTTCCCCTCGTTCCACGATTCGTTGCGAGTTTCCGCTAGTTCGATCGCCGTCGCCATCAGTTGAACCCTCCGACGCCGTCCTTCAGCGAGTCGCGAATCTGCTCGATGCCCCGAATCAGGCGGTAGTCGTTCTCAAGCTTCTTCGACGCCGGGTACGCGTCGAACTTGAACGTGCCCAGCGCGGTCTGCGCGCTTCCGATCCCTGCGGTCTGCGCGGCTAGCCGCTCCTGCTCGAGCGCGGCGATCTCGCTCTTGGCCGCCTCCATGCGCGCGGCGCTCTCCTTCTCGACCATCGCGAGCCTGTCCTTCTCCTCCTCGGCGATGTTCTGCTTGTGGAGATAGAGACGGTACTCGTACTGCTGGCGGATGACCTGCTCCGCGTCCTCGATGGTCGCGCGCGCCGCGTCCTCCTCCTCGCGTCCGAGGCTTCCGAACAGCGCGGCCTGCATCGCGGGGTCTTCGTAGAGTTCCCTGCGCGCCTTGGCGACGGCGTCCTCCATCTCAAGACGGAGCGCCTCCTCCTCGTTGCCAGCCTTGCGGGCGGCGTCGACCTGCACCTGGAGGTTGAAGTCGGCGACCTCCTGATCCCGCTTGATCTGGCGGTTGCGGAGCTGGCCCATCATCTCAAACTCCGCGTCCTGCTTTGCCTTCAGCCGCGCCTGATCCTCCTTCGCCACGGCGGCCGCTGCGGCCTTGCGCTTGCGCTCGGATTCCTCAAACGCCTTCTCTTCCTGCTCGCGGTCGTAGGCGAATGCGAGGTCGATCCCCCGCTGCATCCGCGCTTCCAAAGAGCTGATCGTGCCGAACGCTCCGTCCGCGAGGTTCTCTCCGATCGCCTTGCCGAGGTCGTATGCCGCTCCGATGACAGGAAGGTTTCGGACGAGTTCCTCGACCGCCGCTCCGAGGGTCTTGTCCCCGCGGATTGCCGCGGACATCGACCGCATGACGTTGTCGGCCATGCCGAGGCCAAGCACGCTACCGAGCATCTTTCCGGCCTTCTGCTCGCTGAACTCGTCGCGCAGCTTGTTGCGCAATAACTCGCCCGTGCTGGTCGCCGTCGCGGCCGCGCTCTGCTTGACAGCCGTCATCGTGGCGTTGAACTGCGCCATCGACGCCGTCACCGCGATGTTGATCTCTCCTGCGTTCATCGTGCCCTCTCGACGTGACGTCTCATCCAGTCGTGTCTATCGGCGGTTCCGTCGCTGCCGTTCGCAGCGAGACGGAGGTGCTCCTCGAACTCGCCGCAGGTCAGGTCGAGCGGGTTGCCGAGTCCGGGCGCGGCGCGCGCGATCAGGTGCGCGAGCGCCATCCAGTCGCGCGGCGCTTCCGGAATCGCCGCGCCTACAGAGGGTTTGCCGCCGCGGCGGCCTCCTTGTACCTGTCGACGTCGACGCCGAGCGCGGCGATCGCGTGCATGGACGCATCGGAAATCTCGACGGCTGCGAGGAACGCCTCGGCGTCGTCGCAGCACGCCGCGAGGACCATCGCCGCGCCCGACAGGTTGAAGCAATGGAGGACCAGCGAAGATGCGCGCCGCGCCGCCTCGCGCGCGTCCTGCGCCACCTGCATCGCCTCCCTGTGCGGCATCCCCACCGCCTTCGCGTCGCGCAGGACTTCCGCGGCCTTGTCCTCCGTCAGCTGCTCCGAGAGCGCGATCCTCTCGCGCACGGTCAGCGGGCGAAGCGTGAAGGACCGATCACCAGCGTTTACCACCCACGGGGCCACACGGATCATCCCTGTCTCCTTCTCTTGAGAAACTCGGCAAAGGAATCGTCAGGCGCGACGACGCGCCTGTCGGACACGCGGCGGATCGACCACGAATCGACGTCGGCCATGCGCGCCTTCTCGGCCGCCAGCGCGTAGCCGACCGCCTGCTCCTCCGTGACGGTCCCCGGCGTGATGCGCCGCGTGCGGACGCGGCCGTCCATATAGGTGATCGACACCAGCCAGTCCGAATCGGACGGAGCAAAGGCATTCGCAACTTGACCGAGATGGGGCATCATGCTCAGACGAGCCAGGTCACGACGGGCGCAACACCGTCCGCGTTCGCGAAGTTGCAGGTGACGGTCGAGTCCGCGGTCTTGTCGACGTTGAACGCGAATCCGTTGAAGATGCAGTTGGCCGCGATGCGCGCGTCGTTCGTCGAGTCGTAGATCGTGAGCGTGAGCGCCTGCGTCGCGGTGTTCATCCAGATCATCGAGGTGAGCGCGGTCGTGGTCGACGCGGTCGAGTCGACGGCCGGGACGCCGGACAGCGAACCGGTGAGGTCGAGCATTCCGAGACGCTTGCGGCGGCCGGTGTCGGAGAAGCCAGTCAGCTCGCTCTCGACCCGGGAAAGGTTAGCCGCGAACGACCGCACCCGGAAAACGTTTCCGCTCGCTGGCATGGTCACGTTGCCGTCGTTTCCGATCACGAATGTGTCAATCGCCATGGTGTGTTCCTATCAGGGGTCGAAGGCGGTCAGCCTGTACGTCTCTGTCATCGTCCACGCGTCGTCCTCGAATGACGGCACGCCGCCCCCGGTCTTGACCGCGGAGACGCGGTCGAAGCCCGTCGCGCTCATGGTGGTCGAGAGCGCCGTCTCGATGTCCGCGGCGACCGTCCAGATGTCCGTCGTGCCCGCGTTCGCGTAGGCGATCACGAACTCGACCGTCATGTCGTAACGCTTGAGCGTGCCGAACATCGGCGTCACCACGGTCGAGGTGGCCGAGTAGACCATCATCGGCAGCGCCGCGTTCGACGGCCCCTCGTCTAAGTACATCCTGCCGCCGAGACGGTTGACCAGCGCGGTCGTCGCGTGCAGCCTCGTCTTGAGCGCGTCCATGATCGCCTTGGCCATCAGGCTTTCTCCGCGAAGGTTCGTTGGACCCACAACTTCACGATGCGAAGCGCCTGCGCGCCGACCGTCGCCACGGCTGGCCTGACGTACGGGCGCTGCGACAGGCCGCGCCGCCTGCTGCCGAACTCAAGCGCGCGCGCGTACTTGAGGTTCGACCCGTAGGTGAACCACATCCTGCTGGGCGCGATGTCGTAGGTCAGGACGGCGAACTCCTGCGTCGTGCCCTCGGACTTCTTGCCGAGCGGTGCGCGCACGCGGAACTTCTGGTCGGCGTTGCCAGCGATCGCCCACGACTGCCGCAGCCGTCCCGTATTGACGGCGGGCGGCTGGCCCGGCGACGAGGCCCGATGGAACCCGCGCGCGCGCAGGTTGCGGCCGCGCGCGCTTCCGCGCGCGACGCGGTACAGGCGGCCCGTGCCCGGCTTCGACAGGGTCGACCGCAGGAAGCGCGACAACTGGAGCTGCACGCCGAGCAGCCCGTTCGCGACGCCGCGGCGCATCGTCTCGTTGATCTTCTTCTCGTCTATGCGGACTGGGTCGCTCACAGCGTCACCCCCGGCTCCACCTCGACCGCGTCAACGACGGTCATCGTCAGGTGCGAAGCGGACTGCGCGGGCGACGTCTCGCCCGGGTTCGACGCACCCGTGACGCGCCAGTTCCGCACCGTGCCCGTGAAGCCGTCCCGCAGTTCGTCGTCTATGCGGACGTCGACCAGCCCCGACAGGTAGATCGTGCAGGACGTGCGCCCGCTCATCCTGCCTTGGAACACGTCGGAAGACTGCGCGCCCGGCTGGACGAACGCGCGGACCTCCGACTGGCGCGCGTAGGTGCGCGTCGTCTGGCCGTCCGTACCGAGTCCGATCGTCGGACGGTACAGGTACAGCGTCAGCCCGAATCGGTTTACCAGAGCCTCGATGCTCATCGAATCCTCTTGTACGGCCCGAGCAGCGATTCGATCTCCTTCGCCACCTCGTCGCCAGCGCGAAGCGAGTACGAGTACCCGCCGAGCGACTCGCTCGACACGCTCGCGTCCCGCGTACGGTCGCGAAAGAACTTGCCGACCACCATCAGCGTCGCCTGCTCGACGTCGGCAGGGATCGTCTCATAGCCGCCTCGGTAGTCGACAAGCACCGATCGGTACGACCGCATCGTCTGGCCGTAGACGATCCCGCTCTCCTCATCCAGTCCGTAGTCCGTAAAGAAGTCGGTGAACCCGTCGAGCAGGAACGCGCCCTGTCGGACGTCGCGCCCGGCCACGCGCGCGAGATAGCGGCTCGGCGCGTTCTTCACGGTCGATCCCGCGAAGCCAGCAACGAGGCTGACCTGCGCCGCCAGTTCCGTGATGGCGTCGTAGGTGTCAAGCGACAGCGCCGTCCGCGTCTCGACGCCCGCGCTCGTCCTGCGCGTCAACTGGAGCTCGCCGTTCGCGACCGACACCGCGGCGAGCGTGTCCGTCCCGTCCGTCGAGGACACGGACAGAACGCTTTCCTTGGTCACCGAGCAGAAGTAGATCGCCTGCACTGGCGGGTTCTTGAGAACGATCCTGTCCGCGCCGCCGTCGCGGAACTCGTAGTAGCGCGAAGCCTTGAACGTCCGGCCGCAGTGGCGGTCGACCCACGCGCTCGCGCGGTCGATGCACTGCTCAAGGATCGCGTCCGACGCCGCGCCCGTGATGCCGAGGAACGACTTCGCGTCAGGAAGCGTCGTGTGTGCCGTCGCGGATACCGCCATCGTGTCTCCTTCCCTTCTTCTTCGGCCTGACGCTCGGCGTGGTGGAATCCACGAACAGCGGCGCAGGCTCGGCCGCGCGCATCGCCAGCCCGCGGGAGACGAGCATCTGCGCGACCGTCTCCGTCGCGCTCACCACCGCGCCCGGGCGAAGCACGCGCCGCCCGACGCTCGGATCGGGCACCGCGCAGTTCCGCAGCACGATCAGAAGTTCTTGCATTCGGCTGGCCTCCCGTCGTCCTGGTACTTGGTGACGTACTGATGGATCGTCCGCAGGTCTTCGCCCGGCCACGTCACGATGAGCTGAAGATGTCCGATGCGGACGCGAGGCGTGACGCACAGGCGATTTCCAGACTCGGCGAACCGCTTCCAGAAGTAGATGTCATCGTCGGTCTTCTCGCCCGTCCAGCCACCCTCCGCGTTCGGGACGCCAAGGAACCAAGGCTTGGCCATCCGTCGCAGCGCGTCGGTGCGGATGAACGTGAGGCCGAAGTGCCCCGTCTCGCATGGGATCACCTGCCTGCGGAACTCCGTTGCCTCCACCCGCGTCATCCTCTTCCCGTCGCCGTCGACCATCGACAGAAGGCAGTGCTCGCGGTCGCGGCCGATCTGGAGCGGGAACAGCGCGTCCACGTCGGGATTCTGCTCCATGATCTGCCACATACGGACGATGTCTTCCGCGTCGAAGATCGAGTCGTAGTCGATCGTCAGGATGTACTTCCGCTTCTCGTCGGCGCAAATCTGCTCCATCATGCGCTGGAGCACCTGCCCCCAGAACACGCCGACTCCCTTGACGAAGTCGATCCCCAGTTTGGCGCAAGCGAGATGCGTCGCGCCCATCGTGTCCGTCCACGCGATGCGCGGCATCGACATGAGCGCCTGAACCTCGGTCATCGGGAACTTCGGGATCGGCGTCTTCACGCGCCGCGCGACCACGCGCAGCCAGTCGCCGTCCTCCCAGCGCGTCCCGTTGACGCCGCCCGCGATCTCCCACCCGGCAAGGCTCAAGACCTTCGCCAGCTTCTCGCGGTTCCAGATCGAGCGGTACTTGCCGCGCGCGAGGCAGATTTCCTCGACGCTCCCCGTCCCATCCTCGTAAGCCTTGACCGCCGCGTCAAAGTTCGGCACGTCGAAACGCGCCTCATCTCCATCCACCGACCGCGCCGCCGCGACCTCCTCGCCACTGACGGCCATCGCCAGAATATCGTTCGCATCCTTCATGGGTTCGCCTCCTGCCGTATGTATCGGCAGCAGCAGAATAGCGGCCCTGCGCGCTCGCGCGCGCAAGGCCGCCGGATGCGAAATGCCTTGGCGTCAGACCTGCGCGACGAATGCAGCGCCGATCTCGGACGCGGTCGTGCAGCCGTCCGCGGGGAGGCTGAGTTCCGCCATGATGATCGCCTCGGTGGTCGCGTGCGGCGTGAACAGGACGTTCAAGTACCGCTTGCGGCCGCGAAGATCGACGTCGTACACGATCTTGGCGAGCGCCGTGCTCTGCGTGGTGGTCACGGGCGTGAAGCCAGTGCCAGCCTGCGTCGCGGCGATGCTCGTCCAGTTGGTGCTGTTGTCGTCGTTCTCGCGGACCACGTTGTTCGTGGCGACCGTCGAGACGCCAGCGCTGGTGTTTCCGATGCAGTAGAGACGCGCGAAGGCGAATCCACGGGTGTCGATCGTCGCCGTGAGCTGGGACGCGTTGGTCGCGCTGATGGCTCCGATGACGAACTTGCTGTTCTGTCGCATTGTCGAGGTTCCTTCCTGTTGGCTGCCAGAGGGGGTCGGCGGATCGCTCCACCGACCCCCGGAGCAGGGGATTCAGTTCATCAGAGCGTCATCTTGACCATAGCGCCCGAGGCGGTCGAGCCGCCGACGTTCGCGCAAACGATGTCGAACCGCTCGGTGCCGCGCACCGCGATCTCGTCCTGCTCGAACGCGTTGAGCGCCGAGTCGGAGAACGCGATCGAGTTGGCCCGGCGGTCGCCGAAGTAGGCGGCCTGACGGAGGTCGCCGATGTACGCGAAGGTCGCGCCGCCAGACTCGCTGACGGGGATCACCTGCGCGAACTCGACCGGGTAGCCGAACCAGCGCGGAGCAGTCAGTCCGTTCGCGAACTCCGCGGCGGTCACGCCGCCAGCGGCGAGGGCGAGCCGCTCAAAGATCGCGTGATACGCGTTCTTGGAGCAGTAGACCTTGATGTTGTTGCGCTGCGCCGCCCAAGCGGGGAGCTTGCGGAGGCCCGCCGCGAGTTCGGCCGCGGTGACGCCCGCGTAGGTCGTCTGGCCGCCGTCCGACACCTGATAGGTGGCGTCGGTCAGCGCGTTCGCGAGGCCGACGATGCCGCCGTAGGTCGACGTGCCGTCGCCGTTGAAGCCGCAGTCGTCCTCCTTAAAGCTGAACGCGTACGCGATCTCACCAGCGATGTCGTCGCCGATGTTGATGACCGCATCCTCGTTCAGTTCGTTCGACACGGTCGTGAGCACGCCGAGCTTCTTCGCGGTGAGCTGCACCGAGTCGAAGACCTGCTGGCTCTCGGTGATGGCCGCGGCCTCGCCGACGAAGTACGCGTTCACGGTCGACGCGCGCTTGCTGAAGCGGAGCGTGTCGCTCGACATCGGCTTGATGGTCGCGTTGCGGCGGAAGACGCCGTACTGCTCGCGCAGGGTGATCAGCTCGTTGTCGAACTGCTCGGGGACGAGGAAGCCGCCCGCGCTGTTCACGCCCTCGCTGTGGCCCTTGGTGCGGATGAGCGAGAGGCCGTTGTCCTTGCAGAACTGCGCGGACTTCTGGTGACCCATCGCGGCAAGGCACCACGCGCCGAACTTGTAGGCGCTCTCCTTGCTCTTGAGGTTCTTGACCGAGCCGTAGACGCGGGCCGACTCCCACACGGGATTGGGCTTCGCGTCGAGATTCGCGTGAACCGCGAACTTCCGCTCGATCACTGCGTCGGCCAGAGTCTTGCGGACGTGCTTGGCGACGGCCTCCTCGGTGACGCCGTCGTTCTCGATCTCGGCCGGAGCGGCCGACTTCACGACGACGTCGAGGCTGTCGGGATCGACGGCCATGCCGGACTCGTCCACGATCATGTAGTTGTCGAGGATCAGCTTCTTCTGGGCGACGAGGCCCGGCTGTCCCTTGATCTTCCCGGCGCGCTCAAGCGCGGCGGCGAAGTCGCTGGTGTTCATGGTCTTCATGGGAAAACTTCCTGTCAGAAACGACTGGTGCTTTTCCTTACCGAACAAGGCTGCTTGCAGGCGACTCGCCGTAGGCTCTGCCGGACGGATCAGAGAAAGATGCGGCCCTGTGCGCGAGCGATCTCGCGACGAACCACCTCGTCAAGGTTGATCGGCGCGCGCTTCGTCGCGGTTGAGGGCACGCTGACGGTCACGACGGTTCGCCGCGGCGCGTCGACGCCGAACCACCGCTTCGCGGCGACGGGCGACATGATGCCCTTCTTCACCGCGGTGATGAGGGCGTCGGGGTTCGCCTGAAGCGGCGCGAGGCTCACCTCGAGCAGCTTCCAGCGCGAGTAGACGGTGTGCACGCGGTCGCCGTACTTGCGTCGATCGGCGTCGATCGCCTTGCGGACGCCGCCGTCCTCGGGGACGTAGCCGACGCTCACCGCGTTCACGATGCCTTGGCCGACGAGCGCGGCCGCGACCTCCGGGAAGAACTCGCCCTGATAGCCGTCCGGGCGCTGCGCGAACGTGAAGTCCCCGACGATCGTGGACTCCTTCCGCTTGAGTCCGTTGCATCGGCCCACTGGCTGCGCGTAGTCGTGGTTCCAGAAGAGCGTCGGGTTCCTGTCGAACTCGGTCGAGTTCATTCCCTGCGGGATCAGCACCTCGCCGTCGCGGTCGAGCGTCTCCGCGGTGATGACCGCGGTGAATCCTTTGGCGGTGCCCCTGAGTTCGGCGGTAAGCGCCTTGCGGGTGATGGTGTTCATTCGATTCCTGCCTCCCTGTTCAGTGCGCGGCGCGTCTCCTCGGCGATCGGCGAGGCCTCGATGTCGCGCGCGATCTGCTCCATCTCCGCGTCGAACGCTGGCTGCATGGAGCAGCGGCAGTTCGGATGCAGCGGCGGGCCGCTCACGTCCTCGAAGTCAAGGAGCATCTCCTTGTTCTTTCCTTCGGCATCAGGAACACCGAATAGCAGATCACCCTTTTGGAAGAACGGCTGATCGACAGGAACTGGCCTATTGCCGTACTGCTTCGCGGCGGCCTCGCAGAACTCGCACGGATCAGGCGCGAGCAGCCACGTCTTCCCAGTGACCATGCCAGTTGACTGCCACGCCTCGATCTCTGCGCTGCGCGCGGCGCGCGCGGCCTCGGTGCGGGCGACCGTGCGCGCGCGGTTCCACGAACCGTCCTGATCCTTCTGGCCCTCGGCCCAAGTCTGCACGCGGTCGGCAAGCTCGTCAACCGTCTCGCCGTTCTCAAGCCCAGTGCCGAGCACCTCGCGAACCTTGACGCTGGTCGTCTCGGTCACTCCCTGCGCGGTCTGCCGGGCGAGGCGGATCGACTCCGTCTCCGCGTACTTCGCGAGGTCTTCGCGCTCAAGGTCGAAGTCGACGTTCGTCGCGACCTTGGCGACGGTGTCGATGCCGATGGTCACGCCAGTCTGGATGGCCTCGCGCAGGTACGGCGCGAGCGCGTCGACCATCGCGCGCTGGTAGTTCCGCGACCGTAGCAGCCGCTCGGCCTGCGCGATGAGTTCGTCGGTCGGACGCTCGGACTTCGCGAGCGCATCGAGCAAGTCCTTCATCTGCTTGTCGAACACCTGCGACACGCCGCGGACCATGTCCTCCTCGGACTGGTTGATCTTTCGGCCCTCGGACTCTGCGCTCTTGGTCTGTATCCGATCGGATACAGAGCCTTCCCAGAGTGCCTTGTGAGAGACGCGCTTCGACTTGGCGCACCCGCAGCCGCAGAGCGCGTCCTTGCGCTCGACTGACTTCGCTCCGATCTGCTCTCCGCTTGTCGGCGCTTGCGGAGGAACGGCAGATGCGCCTTGTTGGATCGGGTTAAAGATGGACGCAATCGTCTCCGGCGAGATGGTCGGGAACGCAGCCGATGCGATGGACACCGCCGAATCCTTCGGAAGTTCGCCGAGCTGGATCGACTTCGCCAGATCGACAAGACTTGAAATCTGCGCCCCGTTGAGCGCGGTATCTGCGATTGCCTCTCCGGCGGGAACTGGCTGTTGTGCAGAAGATGGGCCTGCGACAGGCCGAGCAGGAGCGATCGGAGATGCGATGGGCGTCGGAACGCCACCAATCGGCTGCCCATTGACCATGAGTCGATCCGCATTCCTATCGTCGGAAGGCTCAAGACCCTCCTGCTGTCGCGCCTCGTTGGCGGTCAGGATGCCGCCCTGCACATACGAAAGCCGCTTGCCCGACTCCTGCACCTCGTCGCGCTTGACGGGGTTGTCGTAGGCTAGGAACGCGTCGTCCTCGATGCCGAACAGGGGAAGAAGCGACTGGTTCAGCACCTCTTCGTCCATGCGGCACGCGGGCAGGATGGTCGTCTCCTTCCAAGATGCGAAGCCCACCGTCGCGCTGGCGAGGTTCGGGTCGTTCGCGCGCAGCATCGAGACGGGCACGCCGAAGATCGCGGCGATCTCCTCAACGATCTCCTCGCGGCCCTCCAAGTCCTTCGGCGGGAACGACAGCGGCTTCAGGTCGACGTCGCCGGTCACGGCGAGGAACTTGCCAGTGCGCTGCGTGCCGCGGACCTTGTTCTCCACCTCCGCGGTGAACCTGTCGAGTTCGGCCTCGCTCGCGTTGCCCTTGATGACGGCGAGGTAGTCTGGACGGCTCTTGTTCTTGAAGAAGAAGTAGTCCATCTCGTGCAGCGCCTCGTTGGAGGTCACCGCACCCCACGCGGCCTCGACCTTGCCGAGGCCGTAGTACATATCGCGCGGGTTCGGGTACTTGAAGTGGATCACCTCGTCAGGCGCGAAGTCGACTTTCTGCGGGTCGGTCGGCCCGTATCGGTAGCCCTTGATGAACGGCTCTCCGCGCGCGCCTTCGCCCGGCACGATCTCCGTCCACTGGCTAGGCATCGTCCACAGTTCGGCAGGCACGCCGAGACGGCGGTCGATCACCGGGTGGACATAGGCGTTGCCAGTGAGTTCAAGGTAAAGCACGCGCAGGACGGTCGCGTCGAAGCCGTTCTGGTAGGGGTTGACCCGCGCGAGAAGGTCGAGCAGCGGGTGCCTGTCGGTGACGGCTTCGTAGTCGTCGCCGAACTCCGCGGCCTTCGACATCGCGAACCGCGATGGGAGCTGCGCGAGGTCGCCGGACAGATACGCCTTCGTTCGGCGATCCGTCCTGCGCGTGTTCCAGAGCTTCGCGCCAGCGCCGCGCGACCTGACGTACAGCCGAAGCGGCTGCGACGCGACGGCGATCGCGTTCAGCCGAGCCGCGGCATAGACCCAAGACGAGCAGTAGCGCACCGCCGCCTGATGGCTGAAGTCGGGACGCTTCACGTCCCGGCCGAGGAAGGTCATTCCGCTCGCGCTGGTGAACTTCGGCGGCACGTCGTCGGTGAACGCCGCCTTGGTGAATGCCGCCTTAAGTCGTTGGATCAGCGTCATATGGCTCTCGTCAGGAACGGCTTCCGCGCGCGCCTTGCGTGGACGGCGAGCGCGAGCGCGCACACTCCGTCATCGTGTCCCGCCGTCGCCTCGTACGAGACGTGCTTCCCCGAGTATCGGTATCCGAAGCCCTCCAGTTCCGAGCGCAGCCACCCGTCTGGGAACCGAATCTCCATCGTCTGCACCGCGATCTGGAGTCCTTCCATCAACTGCTGCTTCGACTGCGAAGTGAACTTGAAGCCATCGACGCGACGGCAGACGCGCTTCAAGTCCTCCACGATCGGGTCGCCGACGCCCGTCGAGTCGATCTGCGCGGGCGCTTCGCGGATGATCTTGGCGAGCTTCTCCCGCGTGAGCGCCCAAGGTCCCTGCCATCGGTCGAGCATCGCGACCGCGCCGTCCGCGTCGAGTCCGACGATGACCGTGAAGTCCTGGCTTTTCGCGAGGTCGACGCCGTAGACCTCGGCGGGTCGCGTCGAGAGCGGCCCGATGCACTGGCGCAGCGCGTCGAGTCCGAAAGGATTGCCGCCGTCCTCGGCTGGCACTCCCTCGTACTCCTGCGCGAAGACTTCGGGCGGCAGCGACCGCCGCGCCGCCTCGACCTCGTCCGGGTCAATGTGCGGATTCTGGCGCGTTCCGATGCGAAAGGCACGCATCGTGCCAGTAGTGTCACCTTCCGCCTCAGTGAACAGGCGGTGGAAATCTCCCGTCCCCTTCGGCGTGCCGAGGAAGAGCGCACTGCCCTTGCGGTCGGCGAGGGTCGGCCGCGCCGCGTTGCGCCACCATTCAAGGAGGTGCGGGACGAACCCGGCCTCGTCCACGACGATCAGGTCGTAGTCTCGGCCTCGGCCCGCGTCGACATCCTCAAGCGACCAGAAGTCGATGACGCCGCCTGTCTTGACTTCGATCCGCTTCTCGACGCGATCCATGCGCGCGGTCACGGGCGCGAGCGCGCGCTCGATGTCGCGCATGGGGTCGGCGAGGTACTTGTAGGTCGGCGCGAACCAGCCGACCTTGCGTCGGTTGATGGCGGCGCGCTGCGCCTTGACCTTGCCGTAGGTGGTCTTGCCCCAGCGGCGTCCGATCTCAAGGACGCTGAACCGAGCGAGCGCCGCATCGACCGTCAACTGCGACGGATGCAGGATCGAGGACAGCGGCTTGAGTTGCACCCTCATGCGTCATGCTGCACCTTCGGCGGCAGTTCCTCGATGGTGATGACCTCCTCGCGCACCACGGCATCGGTCTTCTCGCGCTGTCCGAGGTACTGCTTGCCGAGCCAGATCAGGAGCGGGACGCTGCCGTTCATGGCAAGGTCGACCTGCCTCCCGCGCAATTGCTCCGCGAGTCGGTTTCTGCCACGGGCGACCTCTGCGGAAAAATTATCGCTGACCGTATCTCGGTTCACGCCAAGAATCCCTGCAATTTCCTCGATGGTGCAGCCGCGTGCGGCAAGTTCCTCGACCGAATTTTTCCGCAATTCGGCCTTCGGTCTGCCACGCTTTCTCGGCTCAGGCTTCCGTCGTCTTGCCATTGATCTGGCTCCTGATCTGTGCCGCGACCTCGGCGGCAATGTGCGCTGGCGTCAGCCCGCCGTCCACCCACCAGTCCTCGAACGGACGAAGCTCGCCGTCGATTGCCACGCACACGTCCGGCGCGACCAGTTCGTACCCGGCGTCGCGGAGGATTCCACGCATGGCCGACCTGATCGCGGCGTTGCCCCGGTACAGGTCGTGCTCGACCGTGATGCAGTCGAACCGGACCGCGTCGAG